CAGTTGCAGAACCTGCCCAGAAACTATCTGAAAACGCTGGATTACGCCAGAAATCTTGTAAAAGCCCAGAACTATGAAGGAGTCCGGCTCTTGTATGGCAATGTGCCGGATACACTTTCCCAGCTGATCCGGACAGCGTTTATCCCGTCGGAAGGACATAAATTTGTGGTGGCGGACTTTTCCGCTATCGAAGCGAGAGTAATTGCCTGGCTGGCGGGTGAACAGTGGGTAAATGAAGTCTTTGCTACTCACGGAAAGATCTATGAGGCCACGGCGTCTCAGATGTTCCATGTGCCGATCGAGAGGATCGTAAAAGGGAACCCGGAATACAGCCTTCGCCAGAAAGGAAAAGTGGCAACACTTGCCCTGGGATACCAGGGAGGTACTTCCGCATTGATCGCAATGGGAGCTTTGAACATGGGGCTTACAGAAGAGGAACTTCCGGATATCGTAACCCGGTGGCGGAATGCAAACCCGCGGATCCGGGATCTGTGGTACGCGGTGGAAGAGACTGCGCTCGCCGCTATGACAACGGCTGAACCACAGGCTATGCGGGGGCTGATCTTCCGTCTGGAGGGAGACCTGCTGTATGGACAATCCTTTTTAACCGTACAGCTGCCAAGCGGACGGAAGCTGTTTTATCCGAAACCTTTTCTGCAGGAGAACAGATTTGGAAAGATGGCGATCCACTATTATACAGTAGGACAGCAGACCCGGAAATGGGAAGTGGATTCTACTTATGGCGGAAAAATGACGGAGAACATTGTTCAGGCAATCGCCAGGGACTGTCTTGCGGAAACGCTCAGGAGAATCAGCCATCTTGGCCTGCAGGTTGTTTTCCATGTGCATGATGAGGTAATCATTGACGCTCCTATGGACGTGACAGTAGATCAGATCTGCAGTCTGATGGCCGATCCGATTTCCTGGGCGCCGGGATTAATCCTGAAGGGCGCCGGATTTGAGAGCAGTTACTATATGAAAGACTAGGAGGACCGATATGCAGTATAACCGAAAATTGATGGTCAGCACGGCAGGAAGCCGGAAGGCAACCTACTGGCCGAAGAGCGAGATCATGTGGTCCGACTTTGCTGAAAAGCTTAAGACCCCGGTACAGAGCCCGGAAACCATGGAACAGTATCTGGCCCTGCCGAAGAACCGGCAGTCTGATCTGAAAGACGTGGGTGGATTTGTAGGCGGCACATTTTTGAACGACCGGAGGAAAAGTGTATATGTCCAGGGCAGGGATCTTCTGACTCTTGATCTGGATAATATCCCGGCAGGACAGACAGAAAATATCCTGAAGCGCGTGTCCGGCCTGGGATGCGCCGCAGTTGTGTACAGCACGCGGAAGCATGTTGGTTATGCACCGCGGCTCCGTGTCATCCTGCCGCTGGATAAGACCGCAACCGCAGATGAGTATGAGCCCGCAGCGAGAAAGGCAGCGGCCCTGATCGGGATGGAATACTGTGATCCGACGACGTTTGACCCCTGCCGGCTGATGTACTGGCCCAGCGTCTGCAGCGACGGCGAGTACATATATGAACTTTACGACAATCCTTTCTGCAGCCTGGACGGACTGCTGGGGATGTACGGGGACTGGAGAAACGTGGAGGAATGGCCGCAGGTGCCCGGGAGTGACGCTATGCAGCGCCGCCGCGTGGCGAAGCAGGAAGATCCGACCGCAAAGAGAGGGATTATCGGAGCTTTCTGCCGGACTTATACGATTTCCCAGGCAATGGAAAAGTTCATTCCCGGGATGTATGAACCAACAGATATCCCTGGAAGATACACCTACACCGGCGGATCTACAACCGGGGGAGCTGTTGTATATGACGGGGATCTGTTTCTGTATTCCCATCACGCTACGGATCCCTGCTCCGGACAGCTGGTCAATGCTTTTGACCTGATCAGGCTGCACAAATACGGAGACCGGGACCAGGAATCGAAAGAAGGCACGCCGGTAAATAAGCTTCCTTCTTATGTGGCCATGACCCGGCTTGCGTCTGAGGACCAGGGAGTTTCCGGACTTCTGGCAAAGGAACGGATCCAGCAGGCGAAGCAGGTTTTCGGGATAGAAAGCGGAACAGCGGACACGGAAGAGGAAGACACAGACTGGGTGCTGAAGCTTACAAGGGACAGTAACGGACGGGTAGAAAAGACAATCAACAATGTAACGCTTGTCCTGGAAAACGATCCTCTTTTAAAAGGGAAGATCGTAACGGACGAGTTTGCTTCCTGCGGAATGACAACAGGGGGCCTGCCCTGGGATCTGCACTGCGGAAAGCGCCGCTGGAAGGACGTGGACTACGCAGGCTATTACCGATATATGGAAACATTCTATGGGCTGACAGGGCGTGAAAAGCTGGATAACGGGCTGCTGATCGTAAGCAGCCAGAATAAGATCAATGATGTAAGAGAATACCTTCAGGGGCTGAAATGGGACGGAAAACGCCGCGTGGATACACTTTTGTGCGATTACCTGGGGGCCGAGGATAACGCTTATACAAGGGCAGTCATGCGAAAATCCCTGTGCGCTGCCGTAGCCCGGGCAGTCGAAGGGGGCGTGAAATATGACTATATGCCGATCTTTACCGGGCCCCAGGGGATCGGGAAGAGTACATTCCTGTCCATTCTGGGGAAAGACTGGTTTTCAGATTCCCTGACAACCTTTGAAGGAAAAGAGGCGGCAGAACTGATCCAGGGCACATGGATCAATGAAGTGGGCGAGCTGACGGCAATGACGAAGCAGGAGACATCAGCCGTAAAGCAGTTCCTGAGCAAGACTCACGACATATACCGTGCCGCATATGGAAGGACTACGAATAAATATCCGCGCCGCTGCGTGTTCTTTGGGACATCCAATGACAGTGAGTTCCTGAAAGATTCTACAGGGAACCGGAGGTTCTGGCCGGTGGATGTGGGGCTGCACAGGGCAAAGAAATCTATATGGAATGATCTGCCGTTGGAGGTGGATCAGATCTGGGCGGAGGCGTACTGTTACTGGATGCTGGGAGAGCCCTTATATCTGCCGAAGGACGTAGAAAAACTGGCGGAAGAACAGCAGGAAATCCACAGGGAAGCTTATGCGAAAGAAGGCGTGATCCGTGAGTTCCTGGATCGTGAGATCCCTCAGGACTGGGATTCTATGCCCCTGATGCAGCGCCGGCAGTTCTATCAGGGAACTCTGCATCTTCCGGAAGGTGTGGAGCTGGTGCCGCGGACAAAAGTTTGCGCGGCTGAGATCTGGCAGGAATGCTTCGGGAGTGACCTGAAATATATGGGAAAGCGGGACAGCATGGAGATCAACAGCATTATGCGGTGCATAAAAGGATGGAAACCAAATCAATCAAGACGCAGATACGGGTTCTATGGTACACAAAGGGGATTCGAAAGAGCGTGAACAATTGATGTGCACAAGAGTGTTAAGCGTGCACAAAACCGTACTTAACGTGAACAAAGTGATAAAAAAGCAAGATTGTTCACATGTTCACGGTATTGTCGCATGATTGTTCACGGTAAAAACCGCAGAAATACAAGAAATAATAGCTATTGTGAACAGTGTGAACAAACTTTATATAGAAAGAAAAAATAATATACCTAGGTAATAAATATATATCGCCTAATATTACCTACGTGACCTAATAGAGAGCGCACATACGCGTGCGCGCGCGAGGATACTGTTATCGTGGAGGTAGAGATGTTAGAAAAAGAGATCGAAAAAGTTTTGACGTCAGAAGTAAAAAAGCTGGGAGGCCAAGCCTATAAGTGGGTCAGCCCAGGAAACGACGGGGTGCCGGATCGGATTGTGATCTTCCCCGGACGCCGGCCGGTATTCGTAGAGCTGAAAACGGACCGCGGCCGTCTGACCTCCCTGCAGCGCATCCAGTGTAAGAGACTTAAGGAGCTGGGGCAGGATGTGAGGGTAGTTTACGGGATTGATGGATTGAGCCAGTTTTTCCAGGACATGGACTATGAGGAGACCAGTAAAGCGCTGGACTGCCGGTATGAACTGTAGGAGGGGATCAGAATGATTTTTAAGCCGCATGGATATCAGAGCTACTGTATTCGGAAGATCCTGGAGATTAAAAAACTGGGGCTTTTTCTGGACATGGGGCTGGGGAAAACGGTGACTACGCTGACAGCGGTGAAAGAATTGAAATACAACCGGTTCGAGGTCAGGAAGGTGCTTGTGATCGCACCGAAGAAAGTGGCCGAAGGAACCTGGACGAAAGAAAAAGAAAAATGGGAGCACACAAAGATGCTTCGGGTTTCTCAGATCCTGGGGAGCCAGACAAAAAGAATCCGGGCGCTGAATACGCCGGCGGATCTCTATATCATCAACCGGGAAAATGTAGTGTGGCTGGTTGACTATTACCGGAACAGCTGGCCTTTTGACATGGTGGTTGTGGATGAAAGCAGCAGCTTCAAAAGCCATAAGGCAAAACGGTTTAAGTCCCTTGCAAGCGTCGGACCCCATATCAGCCGGATGGTGGAACTGACAGGAACGCCTTCCCCGAATGGACTTGAGGATCTGTGGGCGCAGCTGTATCTTCTGGATGGCGGAGAGCGTCTGGGAAAGCGGTACACCCAGTTCAGAGAACGGTATTTCCAGCCGGACAAGCGCGGGGCGGACGGAATGGTGTACAGCTACGAGGCAAAGCCGGGGACAGAGGAAAGCATCCTGGAGAAGATTTCGGATATCTGTATTTCCATGAAGGCCGAAGATTATCTGGAGCTTCCGGAAATCACATATCATCAGATCCCGGTTGTGCTGGATGGAAAGGCGGAAAAAGCGTACCGGGAGCTGGAAAGGAAGATGGTTCTGGAGCTTCCGGAGGACGAAGAGGAGATCAGCGTTACAAGCGCGGCAGCACTCAGTAATAAGCTGCTGCAGCTGGCAAATGGCGCGATTTATGACGACGACCGGAACGTCCATGAAGTACATAGCTGTAAGATCGAGGCCTTTCTGGAGCTGATCGAGTCCCTGCAGGAAAAGCCGGCCTTAGTATTTTACAATTATCAGCATGACAGGGAGCGGATCCTGAAAGCGCTGGAAAAGTCAAGGCTGCAGGTACGGGAGCTGAAAACGACGAAGGATGAGGATGACTGGAACGCGGGAAGGATCAATGTCCTTCTAACTCATCCAGCCAGCAGCGCTTACGGTCTAAATCTGCAGCAGGGCGGGAACCACGTAATCTGGTTCGGACTGACCTGGAATTACGAGTTGTATACCCAGGCAAATAAAAGGCTGCACCGGCAGGGACAGAGCGAGAGGGTGATTATCCATCATCTTGTGTGCGAGGGAACACGGGATGAAGATGTGATGCAGGCTTTGGAGAGAAAGGATGATGTCCAGGAATGGGTAATGCAGAGCCTGAAGGCAAGAATCAAAGCGGTGAAGGAGGGAAAATACGTTGGCTGAGAAAAAGATAACGGATAGAGCCAAAAAAAAGATTATATCAAGGCATCAGAGTCCGGTCATATGTCCGGGATGCAGGAAGGAGATCACGGAAGATGAGGATCTGAGCAAGGTTGAGTATGTGAGGACGAAAAGCTCTGCCGTATGCCGGAGACGAACTTCAGACGATCTTCGTGTGGATGCGAAAACATTAAATCTTGCAATACAGATTTTTGCCCGGCTTGTGGACAGCGGTTGAAGTGGGAGGAGGATTGATGATGGCAAAGGCAATATGCAGCATAAGCAACTGCAAACACAGATCAAAGAAGCCCTTGAGGACATATAAGCGCAGAAACGGCGGTGAATGCTATGGATGTGAATTACATGCCATATCTATAAACCTGAAATTTGACCCGGATTTAAATATCTGCATAGCAAGCTGTGATGATTATGAGCCCGTGTGGGAGGGATGAGAATGAATCGCGGACGAACAAGGAAAGAAATGAAATGCGACAGAGAGAGTCATTATGAAGGCCTGGCCGAGTGCACACCGGATCAGAAGGCTCGGGACTGGTTCCGTCGTCCTGTCGGTGTGCAGATGATGATTCAGGCTCAGGCTGAGCAGATCCATGAGACGCCGGCAGAGTATATGGCCAGGAAATACAACATAAGGAGTGATGCGGATGGACAAGAGCATACTGAGTGAATACGCTGACATGAAAGAAGAAATCAAAGATTTGCGCCGGCGCATATCCGAAGATCAGAAGCGGATTGATCAGCTGAAGCGGACAATAGTTTCTGATTCGGTGACCTGCGGGAAGAAAGGAAAGAAGCCCATCCGCACGGTGAAGATTAAGGGATTTCCGCAGGTGGAGATTAACCGACGGGTTGCGTTGATGGAAAGACGCCAGGCAAAGCTCCAGATGCTGGAGACGGATCTGATCGAGAAACAGCTGCAGGTAGAAGAGTACATACAGACGATCCAGAAGAGTGAGCTGCGGATTATGTTCCGGCTGTACTTCATTGATGATCTCTCATACCCTAAAGTGGCAATGAGAATGAATCAGATATACCCGAAGAGAAAAATTAAGTACACAGATGAGAATGTGAAGAAAAGAATCCAGAGATATTTTGAAAATGTCCCACAATGTCCCGACCGAAAATGTTAATATGCTATAAAAGCCGAAAGGTGGAATGCTGGACGGCTTGTTTTCCCCATAACAAACCATAGATGGAAGACGCTCTGCACAAATGTGTGGGGCGTTTTTCTATGTGATTTTGTAGTAATTTCCATATTGAAAATACAGAACGAATGTTCTATTATATTTTTACCACCACACAAGACCAAAACAACAAAGATTTGTTGAATATTGTCATAATTTGGTATATTATTTAGACAAATGTGGTGTGATTTGGAAGGTTTGTGTGGGAGGAAATATGGCAGATAAAAAAAGAGTAGGTATAAAATTTCAGTATTATCAGTTATGTACATTTGATGGTAGTGAATATACGGAATCATTGTATGATTTGTTAGAATGGATGTCCAGAATGGAGGAATTAACATATGAGGAGAGAGTACATGAGGTGAATGGCATTGAAGGGCGCATAGAAAGTATGACTACTTTACATGGAGATATGTTTTATGCTTTGAATTTTATGCGACTTGATGTTATAAGTAATACTTATATTTTGGAAAAGGATTCTGAAGCTCGGCATGTCGATCTACAAGATGATGAATATATTGGAAAAAATACAGTTGTATTGTATGATCCTAAGATGTCAATTGCAATGGTGCAGTGTAACAGAGGAAGCTATGGGGTGCATGCATTAGAAAGTTATATTAATTCGTTTAATGAGCCGGATGATTTGTGTTATTTTAGACCTATTGATAATCGATTACAGCTCGAAGAATTAGAGAACATGCATGCACTAAAGCTGGATATCAGGTTCGCCAATATCCGTCAGTTTAGACCAAAACGGTCAAAGTTTTTTGAAAGAGTTATTGAAGCATTTAATCAGGTTGAATGTTATACTGCCCATGTAGAATGTGGTTTAGGATATGCTCGAGGAAAAGAATTAGAGAAGGATACCATTTATAATATTGCAAGTGATTTGAGAAATGAAGAAAATATAGGAACAGTTTCTTCAGCAAGGCTTACTTTAAGTGATGATCAAAAATCAAGTATATATGATTTATTTCAGAACATATACTATGATAAGATTGATTTTACCGTACCACCACGAAAAGAATTAACCTTTAGGGAAATGTCTGCAAAAATGGTGGAAAAATATTATGACGGAGGTAGCCGAAGAAAAATTCATTCCATTTTATCTGAATAGGATGATGAAAATGAAAAAGAAAAGGGATTCTAAAGCTGTTTGGATTTGGTATTCAAATTATCAGTGGATAATTCCAATGATATTTACCGCATTAATTACAGGTGTGGCATATGGTTTAAGAGTGAAACCCTGGTTGGGAGAAGCGTATTCGGATATGCTTACTGCATTGATTACTGTTCAATCCATTATTATTAGTGTGTTTGGAATATTGATACCGTCTTTAGTCTCAGTTAAGGATGAAGAAGGGTTGGCGGGTTATTTTTTTAAAAATGCAGACGTGGAAGATTTTGTTAAAAGGGTAAAAAGGACAGTTCTTAGTGGCATATTAGATATTTTTTTGATTTGTGTGCTATACGCATATGATGCGCTGCCAATAAAAGTTTATGTTGTTATAGGAATACTTTGTTTATTTGTGTTATTGTATTTTCTATGTGGTTCCTATAGGTATGTAAGTATAATGCTAAAATTATTGATAGCAAAAAAGAATGAATATAAAGGTAAAGACTTCAAGAGGAGGCTTACGGATCAGGAAAGAGAAGATTTCAATAAAAAGTTGCACGATAAAAGTTAAATCATCTCAATAGGAGCTTTTTATACATATATCTATAGCCCTTGCGCATACTATCCCCGAGGTGATAGCATGAACAAAAAACAGCAGGAGCAACAGAACAGACAGAAGAATCTGAACAAATTCAACAGCGTAACTGAGAAGGTGAAGCCGGAAAATCAGAATCAAGGCCACAACGTCCGATCTGAAGCGGTGAAACCGAAGAACAGGCAAGTTTAAGACGTCCGAGAGGGCGTCTTTTTCTGTTGCCTATTGTCAGTTGCGGGAGTATAATAAAGATGGTGTTAATGGAACAGGAGATTGGAGGAAATATGCCTACATATACAAGTTCGGATATTGCAAGAATGGAGCGACAATTAGAGGCTTTATATGAAGAATTAGAGGCCACGCCGCATAGAGCGCAGCAGATTCAAAAAGAAATTGATAATTTAAAGTACCATCTCGAAATTGCAAAGAAAAATTTGAGATGACAAAATTATAAGAGGCACTTCGGTGTCTCTTTTCTTTATGCGGGCATATCATCAACGGCAGATGTGCAGGGTCGCGCCCTGTGTCCCGGTTCGACTCCGGGTGCTCCGCTTTTACAGAAATAATAAGCCAGAATTGAAGGTGGTGAAGTGGCGAATTATGAAAACTTAATTCCTTTTAACAAACGAACAGTGAGTGAACAGAGAAAAATACAATCAGCGGGTGGCAAAGCAAGCGGGAAGGCCAGACGCCGAAAAGCGGACTTCCGCAAGACGCTGAACATGCTGCTGACTGCTGAAATAGATAGTGAAGAGTGGAAGCCGGTTCTGGAAACGCTCGGTGTTGAGTGTACTCTGGAGTCGGCTTTAAATATGGCCATGATCAAGGAGGGGCTGGCAGGCAATGTGAAAGCCTATGAGGCGATCGCAAAATATGCCGGGCAGACCGGAAAGCCGGATGAGGATATCCGGAACCGTGAGGCCGATACAGAGCTGAAAAAGGCGCGTAAGCAGGCTGTTACTGGTGAGAATGAGACTGACGAAGCGCTTGAAAAGCTGGATAACATATTGAGGGAGATGCGCGAGAATGCAGTTAAGCAACAAACAGAATGAATATATCCTGAATGCAACGCACCGCTGGAATATTAAGTCCGGAGCCGTTCGATCAGGAAAGTCTTTTGTCGATACAGCGTACATGATTCCCTTCCGGATCCGGGCTGTAGCCGGAAAACCGGGGTTGAATGTTATCCTTGGGGTGTCAAAAGAATCCATAGAACGAAACGTACTGCAGCCAATGCGTGGGCTGTACACAGACAAGCTGATCGGTACAATTAATAATCGAAATGTAGCACATATTTGCGGGGAAGAGGTCTACTGTCTTGGAGCTGAAAAAATCAGCCAGGTGGCAAAGATTCAAGGATCCAGTATCAAGTATTGCTATGGAGATGAAATTGCAAAATGGAACAAAGAGGTATTCCAGATGCTCAAGTCCAGGCTGGACAAACCGTATAGCTGTTTTGATGGAAGCTGCAACCCGGAGCATCCGACCCACTGGCTGAAGGAGTTCCTGGATAATCCTGATTTGGATATCTACCTGCAGCAGTATACCATTTTCGACAATCCATATCTGGATCCGGAGTTCGTGAAACAGCTATGTAAAGAGTATGAGGGTACAATTTATTATGATCGCCTGATCCTTGGATTGTGGAAGCGAGCAGAAGGAGCTATTTATAAGCGTTTTGCGGATAACCCGGAAGCATTCCGGTGCAAGGTCGTAGATCAGTTGGATCCTGCAGCGGAGATAAAGCAGTTCCAGAAGGAAGATATTACTTCGATAGAGTTTTCGATAGATTTCGGCGGAAATAAATCAGGACATGCCTTTTGTGCGCGGGGCTATACAGACGATTACAGAGATGTGATTGTGCTGGCGTCAAAAAGGGTTATGGCAAAAGATGAAACAGAGGATATCGACAGCAACATGCTCGATAAGCTATTCTGTGACTTCATTCAGGAGGTTATAGATAAATATGCGGTTATAGTAAATCATGCAAATTACGTAGAGTATTGCAATGCTGAATCTGCTTTTTGGGATAATGCGGAAACAGTTCTCGGTAATTCTATCCGGAATGCAGTAGAGAAGCGATTTCCGTGGATCGCAGTGAAGCCGGCAAAGAAAAGGCCAATTAATGACCGAATCCACTGCACGCTCCGACTTATGGGAGCAGGGCGCTTTTGGATGACGGAGGACTGCGGATCACTCCAGACGGCATTTACTGATGCAGTATGGGATAAGGAAAAGGATAAAGATGAGCGTTTGGATGATGGCAGCACTGACATTGATAGTCTGGACGCTTTTGAATATACGATAGAGCGTGACATGAAATATCTGATCCAGGAGGTGGAAGATGTTTGATGGATTCAGAAGATTTTGGAGAGGAGTAAAGAGAATGTTCGGATATACGACACTAAAAAATATCGCCGGGAAAGACATTACTCTTTCCAAAAGTATGATTGATTCAATCAATGACTGGAAAAATATGATGAATGGTCAGGCGGATTGGATTACAGATTATATTAAATCGCTTAAGATTGAGGAGGGCATCTGCAGAGAGTTTGCGGATGCCGTTTTAATTGAAATGGAGTCTAGCGTCAGTGTAGATCGTTTGGATCAGGTGTATCAGAAGACGATTGCTGATTTGAATGAGAATTTTCAGGAAGGACTCAGCCTGGGATCACTCGTTATAAAACCGATTGGACCAGATAAGGCGGAGTATATCACCGCTGATAAATTCATTCCGATTTCTTTTGGTGATGATGGAAAACCTGTTGACATTGGATTTCTGACCACAAAGCGGATAGGAGACAATGATTATTTTACCCGGTTCGAAAGGCATTATTTCACAAATGGAAACTTGACGATCGAAAATAAGTGTTATCATTCTCAGGATCCGTCTGATATCGGGCAGGTATGCAGCTTGGAAGAAGTACAGGAATGGGCAAATATCAATCCCGGGCCGGTCACTTATCCGGGAATGTCGCAAATGGATTTTGGATATTACCGGAATCCGATCAAGAACCGGATCGACGGATCAGCATGTGGCGTATCTGTATTTGAATCAGCAAGAGAATTGATCCGTAAGGCTGATATTCAGGCGGCAAGGCTTGA